GTCGTTTGAAAACTTTTCAATCCCTTGCTCATTGGTCCAAGATCGAATCGTTTGCTCTCCGGTCACCTCAATCATTGAGCCCTTTTGCAAGATACCCATTAAGGCCTGAGCTCGCTTAGCGCCCCAATAATCGACGTTGTGCCAGTTAGTGGTCTGCCTGTCGCCCCAGCCTACGTTATCAGCCAAGCCAATCTTTAAGACAGCGTCACCGCCTACCTGTTTTATTTCTGGGTCACGCGATATGTTGCCCAGAACGATTATGGTATTACTCATTACTTTGTTCCCTCGTTAGTTTTAATGGTCCACGACGTGGATTCTGAGCCCTTGTATGCAGAGAGATCCGCATCGGGCATTAAGTCTTTGAACGCTTGCGAGTACTTGATCGTGCCCGGGCGCTTCGTTGAGTAGACAAGAAGATCACCACCGCGGGTGCGCCTACCATCGACTGACTCTAGAATTTTTTTCTTGAGCGACTCCTTGGTAGCCTTGAGCACGGCCTCAGCATCGACGGCTGACTTCCACTGGTTGGCTAGGGATATAAATTCATCGTCATCACGAATGACCTCACGATCCTCAATAAATGGTGCAAGCCTTTCGGAGTCCGCCATGATGGCCTCAACTTCCTCGTGGAATGCGTACAGAATGCCCACGTTATTGGCGAGCCATTCACCGTCACGCTGCACACGTTCAATGTGCATCTCGGTAGGCGTCCACACGATAAAGTCGCACCACTCTCGCGACGTGCAGTGAAGCTGAAGCTGTATCTGCGCGTAGTAATGTGGTGATTGAGACAGCGGCTTGATTTTCTTTGAGAAGGGGCACTTGATTTCAACGATCCCCGATCGCCCGATGAGGCCGTCCGGCGAGGCTGCAATCCATTCGTACTCTGGGTGATTAATCTGGCCGGTCTCAAAGACTATCTGGCCAGACTGTTCTTGGTACGCCTCAAGAGCCACTGGCTCGTGCTTAGTACCCCACTCGGTAGCGAAGTTACCCTTGAACTCAGATTCAGCACCGGCCTTCGCACGCACCTTCTCGCGCAATGCGTCGTCCCGACTAGCAAAAGGACTGATACCTAAAACGGAGCCCACCATGGACCCCGTTATAGATACTGCCGCTCGCTGTGCAAACCACTCTGGTGAGCGTTGTTCAATCATGCTGCATCCTCCTTTGAAATCTCGGCCTGCAACACATCCGCAAAGCCTTGTGTGCCCATCTGCTTTTTGCAGAGATCACTGAATACGCCACCCGCGCTTTGCTTGAGCTTGTTCAGCTTGGCGAAGTCGTCGTCATCGATGCCGAGGCGAGCTATCGCTATACCCGCGGTGTCAGAAGCCTCCGAAGCAGCATTCATCATCTGAATGTTCTCCGCATACTTGACCGCAAGCTTGGTATACCCAGCGAAGAAAACCATGGATGCCTTCTTCGCGTCATCAGCGGCCTTCTCACGCTCCGGTGCAAGTGCTGACTCAACAAGGTCAGCGACCTTTGAGTCCTTAGCCACAGAGTCGTTTGCAGACTTAGCGTCATCATCTTCCTGTCCGATCCCGCAGATCGCAGTCAGAGAATACCGACGCGCATAGGTCAGCAGTGAGCCGAAACCTTGGGGCGTCATACTCTGACCCGCAGGCATCAGGAATGTACAGCGAATGAACTCGCCAGACTTGTGCATGAGCATGGTAGTAACACCACACTCCGAACCATCTCGCGCAGGCAGCTGGACATAACTCAACCCGTTCTTGGCGAAGGGCTCTTTGATCGCAGTAATGACGTTCTCAAGCTTGGCGTACTTATACTTTCCGCCTTTGGCTTGTCCTGTTGCGTTCGCATCTGCGTGCTCGATGTCAGCCTGAGCAGCGGCTAATGCAGAGGCAATGTTCTCAATCGAAGGGCTTGTCTCGTAATTCATGCTGCCACCTCCTTGATCCACTCTCGGGTGAGGCGCTTAGCTTCCGCACGGGTAGTTGCACTGATCAGTACAACATGATTTTTGAACTGGACGCGGCGGCAAATGTCGCCGTAATAGCCTATGAATTGTTGAATAACCATTGGTCGTCTCCTTTGTTTTGCCGTGATTGGCAAGAGACAGGATAGTTAATAAAGGTGTATTTTACAACCTATTGTGTTGTTTTTAATTCTGATTCTTCTTTGATCGTGAGAATTAAAAGGGTATTTCGGCTCAAAAATCTTGATATATGCCCGAGAATGGTTTTGAATCATTTGAATCCTATCCGGTAATTCTGCTGATTTGGGAAACCAAAAGGAGGTGGGCAGCCGTGAATCAGCAGCCCGGTAGGACAGTTGCCAGTAGTTACGAAGAGTTAATTTTAGTTGTAGAAGAATCTGTTCCAGAAGAGAAGCAAATCTACTGCTTGTTGGAGCTCTTCAAAAGACTTGCAAGCAGAGACTCCCGCTCTTCCTGAGTCGACCGGTCCCACATGTCTTCAAGTGAGCGCTGGCTCTTGGGTCGTTCGCCGGTCAGTAGCCATTCGAAAGAAACACCCGTCAGCTCACAAATGTCGCGAGCTATAGCGATACTGGGCATTCGCCTCCCGGTTAGATAGTTATTAACCTGCTGTGACGTGAGCCCCAAGTGCTTTGCTACTTCAGTCTGCGACCACTGTGCAGCATCAGACTGAGCAAGCGCATGCTTCAATCGCTTTGAGAATTCAACGTCAATTTGTTTTCTAGTTTCCTCGTTCATTCCTACTCAGCCGGTCATTCTTGTTTACTATTTAACATTAATAATCCTAACATTTTCCACTGTTTTTCACTAATTTAGATCATGGAAGTTTTTCCATCATTTAGATTAATTAACGAATCAGAATTTTTCCTTGTGCAATAAGTACACTATAGGTTACAGTCGACTCTCTTGGTTTGACGGTGCACAACGAACGCTCGGCCAAGAAGGAACATGCGCAAGAGGTTGGTCAGGCGCAAGCAGAGGGAAGCGGGGCGTTGCACATAACGTCAAGTGAGTGGCTGTGACCATGCTGATTTACGTCAGTGAATTCCACTCAAGTCATGGCGCGTAATCGACTATGACCTCCAAGACGGCCACAGGATGGCTTGCGGAGAAAGGCTCCAAACTCAGCGTTCGTTGGGTATGGGGAAGATGTGCTCAGCCAGTGGGTTCATTCCCTAGCCAAGGTTAAATGGATACCACTAACTAAGTTAAGTAGTAGGTCTATGTATCGAAGTTGATGCGTAGGCGCGAGGCTTAAAACCGGAGAGGCGAGACGACCAAGCCACGACCCCCCCGGTGCTCATTACAAGCGAGGACAGTATGCCACAAGTACACGAAAACAAACATAAAAATACGGCAAGACCTTACCAATTAGATGCGCTTGCAAAGTGCAGACAAAACGTCGCTTCAGGCGTTAAATCTCAAGTACTCATGGTTGCCACTGGCGGAGGTAAAACCTTCATCGCCGCAATGGTTGCTGAGAGCGTCGTCAAGAAAGGCGGTCGCTTATTCTTTATCGTCGATAGCCTAGAGCTTGTTGATCAAGCAGCCAGAGCATTCTCAGCCGCTGGCTTGGGTGTAGGCGTCATTCAGGGGATGCACGAGTGGACTGATTACTCTCAGCCCGTTCAGGTAGCCACGATTCAAACACTTCGCTCTCGATGGGCGAGGCTTGCGCTTCATCTGATGCCCACCGTGGTCATGATCGATGAGTGCCATGTTATCCATCGGGCTCATGAGAAGATTGTTCGCGAGTGTACTCACAAGTCGATCCCCGTGATCGGCCTGTCAGCAACCCCATTCCGACGTGGCTTGGGTAATGTATTCGATGAGCTCGTTGTCGGAGCAACCACAGCAGATCTAACGAAGCTGGGTTACTTGGCTCCGGCTAGATGCTACGCACCGTACATCCCAAACCTAAGTAGCGTTAACAAGAAGTCCGATGGCGACTGGCAAGAAGATGCGCTGGGCGATTTTATGGGTGCGGCTAAGATCGTCGGCGATGTTGTCGAGAGCTGGAAAAAGCTGGGAGAGAACAGGCAAACGCTGGTATTTGGTTGTAACGTCGCTCACTCCAAGCTACTGCGCGATGCGTTCAAAAGCGCGGGTGTTAAGGCTGATCATGTTGACGGTTATGAAACCGACATGGATGTGCGCAAGCAAAAGATCGCTGACTTCAAGTCCGGCAAGATTCAAGTCCTGTGCAACGTCGCAGTTTTAACCAAAGGATTTGATGCGCCTGAGTGCGCCTGCATCGTCATCGCACGCCCAACTAAGTCACTCATGATGCACATTCAAATACTGGGCCGTGGTCTTCGCACCGCCGCCGGTAAAGAAGACTGCATCATCATAGATCATGCGGGTAACTGTATCCGCAATGGACTGCCCACAGAGGTTCTGCCTACCGAGCTCGATGATGGCGATCTGAAGCGAAACCTAGACCGCAAGTCGAAGGACAGTGATGAGCCGACGGAGCACCCTTGCCCGTCGTGTGGGTTGCTGAAGCTGTCACGCAAATGTCCGAGCTGTAATTACATGTACGAGAAGCTCGAGGATGTTGAGCGTAGGGACGGTGAGCTACGCGAGATCAAGACGACTAAGACCGCCAATCGAAAGGCGACTCCGCAAGAGAAGCAGGATTTCTACGGCGAGCTGAAGGCCTATGCCCGAGACCGCGGTTACAAGGAGGGCTGGGCTTCCAATCAATACCGATCGAAGTTCGGTGTATGGCCTAACGCCTACAAAGACAGTCCGCTCAAAGAGCCCACGCAGGAAACGCTGAACTACATTACGCATAGGCAGATTGCTTACGCGAAGAGGTCAGCGGCATGAAGACTACGGATCGCGCTCAGGGCAAATGGTTCGGGATTCTGTCAGCGCTTGGCATAGAGCACCGGCACCTCACAGGCAACCACGGACCCTGTCCTCTCTGCAACGCAGGGAAGGATCGTTTCCGATGGGACAACAAAGAAAACCGCGGAACGTATTACTGCTCCAGCTGTGGTGCTGGGGACGGCATGAAGCTGGCAATGCAATACACCGGTCTTCAGTTTAAGGAGTGCGCTGAGCGTATCGATGAGCTCTGCGGTGAAGTTAAGGCTCAGCCTAATAAGCCAAAGGTAATACCGATGGACAGATTGCGCAGGATCTCGAGCGGCTTGGTTTCAATCACTGAGGGTGACCCAGTCGCGACTTACCTCAAGGGTAGAAACTTAAAGTGTCCGGTGAAGTATCTAAGACTCCATCCTTCGCTCCCGTACTGGGACGGCAAAGAATTGGTTGGCAACTTCCCAGCTATGGTGGCGGCTTATCGATGTCCAGAGGGACGGGTATCTACTTTTCACGTCACTTACCTGACAAAGGACGGTAGGAAGGCGGAAGTCCCCGCTCAAAAGAAAGTCACGAGCTCTATGGCTAAGGGGGGTGCAATACACCTCTGCGATGCAGCAGAAGTCATGGGTATTGCTGAAGGGATAGAGACGGCGATTGCCGCTCGCATTCTGCATGGCGTGCCGACGTGGGCCGCGGTCAACGCGACTGCACTGGCTAACTTTGAGCCACCAGAGACCTGTAAGAAGTTGATTGTGTTTGGTGATCGGGATGCCTCCTTCACCGGACAGATGTATGCCTATCAGTTGGCGCACCGCTTGCGGGATCGCGTCGAGGTTGTAGTCGAGCTACCTGAGAAGATCGGCGATTTTGCGGACGAGGTGACGATGAATGCAGGGTGACTTTTGGATTATCCGAAGCAAGCAATCAGACAGGGAGCAGGAACAGGCGATGACGTTTCTCATGGAGGCCATAAAGCTTGGCCTCGCTGAGGGCGACGTGCATATCCAGATGAAGACAGGTGACAAGGCGTACACCCCTGCCCAGCACAGTGCGATCTGGAAGTACTGCGGGATGGTTGCTGATGCGCTCAGCTCTCGCGGCGTGACCCTGCAAACCCTTCTCGAATCGATGAAGAAAGGCGCAGAGATCGAGGTCACCAAAGAGAACGTGAAATATCAGATGTGGGCACCGCTTCAAAAAGCCCTGTTCTCTGAGTCCAGCATGCGCCGCCTTGAGAAGTCTCAGGTTTCGCAGATCTACGATCACATCAATCGGTTTTTAGTTAACGAGCACTCAGTGAGCGTCCCATTCCCAAGCAAGGATCTTATCGATGAACGCAATTGACGTATTGATTGAAGCACAAGGCCATCTCGCTAACAGGGCAAGCACCTACGATAAGCCATCTGGAGAAAGATCAATGGATAAGACAGTGACCGCGTTCAATGCAATCACCGGTCACTCGATGTCAGTGGAACAGGGCTGGTTATTCATGGCGCTACTCAAGGCCGTGCGAACTCAGCAGGGAGACTTCAGGCTTGATAATTACGAGGACGGCGCGGCGTACTTTGCCCTGATGGGGGAGCAAGCCAGTGCCGAAGCTGAGTAAGTTACGCGGCGCATCTAAAGGTCAAGACTGCACCGTTCAGCTTTACCCGTACTGCCTTTGGGGTACGACTGAAACCACCGTTCTCGCGCACGCGCCAAGCGAGATGAAAGGTCTTGGCTTTAAAAGCCCTGACTGGTGGGCGGCTGATGCTTGCGCAGTGTGCCACGACCTCGTGGATGGGCGCAGGCGCGTCGATGACATAACAGCAGAGGAAATCTACAGGGCTCATGTAAGAGGGGTCTACAGGACGATACAGCGAAGGATCGAGGGGGGTTTAATCGATGTCGCAAATTGAAGACTTGCTGGATTTGATGATCAAGGACGAGGGATTGCCTGAGCCAGTGCGTGAGCTGAGATTCGCTCGTGACATTGTTGGGGACTACAAGGGGATTAGACAGCGCCTGAAGGATATGGACCTGAAGGATTGGCGGTTTGATTTTGCATGGCCTGAATTACTGCTGGCATGCGAGGTGGAAGGCGGTGGATGGGTCGGTGGACGACATACCACTGGCAAAGGATTTGAGGGTGACCTTCGGAAGTACGATGCGGCGATGAAGTATGGCTGGACGGTGTATCGATGCAGTGGAGCGATGGTCAAAGAGGGCGTGGCTATTCAGACATTGAAGGGATTGCTTTATGCAAAAGCGGAACTTAGGGAAAATCAGAGCGCTGGTATTCGAGTGGGGGAAGTGGCGGCGAAGCGAAGATTCACTTAGGGGGTTAGGGTACAAGTCACCTGCGTTGACTCCAAACCGAAGCTCAGAGAACGAGATTTATGCGCCGCCGGAAATACTGGAGGGGATAGATGAAGCCGTGCGAATCATGCGCGAAGACCAGTTCGCAGGCTACGATCTATTCAAAGAGAGGTTTTACTATCGGACTCAGCTGAAGGAGTGCGCGAAGCATTTTAGCGTGTCAGAGTCTAAGGCGTCTCAGATTCTGGATCACTTGCTGAGTTGGGTCGATGGGCATATATACTCGCGGCACCGATCAACAGGCACTGAAAAGCTTTAGGGCGAGCAGTGTTCCAACCACGAAGGGTGCTGTGAGGCACCCCCGTGATTTCCATCAGCGTTGCTACGCTTGGAATACCCACATCCTTACAGGAATTGAGAATTGTTTTATCGGTCACTTGGTGCCCCTTTGCTCATCATTCGGTGAATCTGCTCACCCCTTGGCTCGAATCCCACAGTATGCCATAGGTAGCCCCGCTCAATGTCAGCGTAATCATACCGCCGTGGCGAGTAGGCAGAGATCAAATCGATGTTGAAGTCGATCCCTCGATCGTCAGCCTTTTCCCATTGATTGAGCAGACGACTAAGCGCTTGGTAATGATTCTGCTCTACGCTTAGCTCGTGTTGCCAGTGGACGCTGACTGACTGGTTAAACCCATCAGGCAGATGAAACACGCGGTGCGCTACTGCCTTTACTTTTTGCCCTGAAGTCCCAGTTGCTGGGATGAATTTAGTTTTGATGTCGTACATTTTTGGTCGTCTCCTTAACTTTTTTGATGATTGGTGGAAGCCAATCTGCAATCTGATATTCATCGAGGTCGAACTGAACGATCAAGATGAATTCAATTTCTGAATCGGTGTAACCGCCCGGTCGAGACTGAGTGCGGTAAAGCATCTCAGCCAGATCGGCAATGCGAGCCCTAGTCCTCATCGTCACGGTCCCATTCAAATTGAAGCCACTCGATGCTCTGCCTCATTTTCTGCCGAATGCGAGCGCCGCAGATCGTTTCATCCTCGGCTTTTTCAGCCATTAGCTCTTCGAGCGCCTCGTCGTAGTCGTAGAACTCGTAGGGGAGTTCTTGCCAGTGGCTCATGGTGTGGTGAAAGTCACCTTTGCGGCGGACTTCCCACATGTGTTGCACCTCGATCACGTACAACTCTTCAGATACGTGAACGGTAGCGTTCAGGGGGTTGGGTCGTTTAAGCATCGTACACCCCCATGATTCCCGGGTTGATCCACTCGAACCTCAGCCCGTTGTCATCGAGCAGTTTATTGAGATCTGGGCTACCCCAGAACATCTCGTAATAATCCGCGTAGTACCACGGGCCAGATGGGTTTAGAGGCATGCCGCCTTCTGCGGCAATCTCGAAGTGCGCGTGATCAGTGAACCTGCATTCGTTGCGCACTATTGGTACGCCTGCAGATTTAAGTACTGCTCTTGCTTTTATCCAACTCATGATGCACCTCCCATGAGTAGTTTTTTAAGTTCCGCAATATCGCGGCCACTGATAAGCGCGAGTCGCGCCATTGTGATATTGGTGCTGTCGAACAGGTCGACGATTTCTTGATTTGTCATGATGGTCGTCTCATTAACGTGGTGGATTCCACAGACGCCTCTCGGCGTTTCGTTCACTATCCAAGTGATCTCATCAGTGCGGGGTCATTAAATCTGCGTCGGTAAACCTGAAGGCGATCTTGATCAGCGGTGACTCGGTCACGTAGACCCAACCGCTCTCGTATCGCAACTCGATCACACGTTGGTGCCGAGCCAGACCATCGAAGAAGACATCGCCGACTTGCCAGCGTGGGCGGTTAGGGATCATCTCGCTCATCATGCTGCTTGCTCCTTCACGTAATCGGACCAGCTCATTACAAGGCCGTCGATGCAGACCTCTCGCTTCATGGCTTCGCGTGCTTGACCTTTGCCGACAATCCATGACTCTCGGGTGTAATCGAAGTCATCGAACTCGCAATGAGCGATGCGATGGGCAAGCCAGCAGTCTACGCCACGCTCGATGAAGGTGGGGTGCTGGTATTCGGAGCAATGGTCTCGAACATTGAAGAACGCTTCTTCGCACTCAGCGATGTCAATAATTTCCTCAACGAACATTTCGTTGTTGATTTTCACCAGTGCGGCGAGTTTGTATTTATCACGAGGGTTGCAGGTGAAGATGAACGTGTCTCCACCTTTTGGTTTCCAGCGCTGAGGGCACTCACCCTCGCCGTCCCAGTCGTGAGCGCCGTAGTTTTCATAGGTTTGAGTTTGAATAATTACTTTCATGGTCGTCTCCTTTGACGTTTAAGGATCTGCCTCATCAGTGCCCGGGGATCAGTCCGGGTCAGACGCCCCGGGGGGGCGTTTCGGCTAGTGTGCTCTAGGGATAAGGTTCCCCCGTCCTTGCTCGAGCAGGGCGAGGAACTCAGCTACCGTACCGGGGAAGGCAGCAGCAGCCTCGTTGAACTCAACGATGTCGCCGAGCAGCGTGTTCTCGCAGTCGAGAATCCCCCGGTCAAAGGCCATGGCTTGCACCCGGCCCCATTCGGTGTCGTCTTGCTGGTTAAGCACACTGCGTGCGATGCGTTGCTCGAGGGGCTTCTTACCGAAGCCTTTAAGTTTGATTACTCTGTCCATAATGGTCGTCTCTTTAGCGTGGTGAATTCCACATACGCCTCACGGCGTTTCATCGGGTATTCAGCCCGAATCATCAGTGTGGTTAGCCTAGAATGTAAAAGACCAGAATGTAGGCAGAGAGCCCACACCCGATCGTCCAGTGCGCGATATCCATGTTGGTCATGCCGCCACCTGACTGCATGCCTTAGCGACTTCATGACCTGCTTGAGTCAGGTACTTGGGGCCGGTGATTTTCATGCGTCCCGTGAGTTCCGGCAGTTGCACGGTGACAAACTTGAGAGGCTCCACCGTATCACCGGTATCGGTGCAATAGACACCTTGATCGTCCCACCCCAGATCAGTGCGACCGCTGACATCGAGCACTTGCACGCTCAGCGTCCTGCCTTCGAGCTCGTAGTACCGACTCCAATCGAGTATGCAGATCCGAATTGCGCCTTCGACTGCATCGAAAATTGAAGCGTCTCGCCCGTAACTCGAACCGCCGCCGATGCGGATAATTGCTAAATAGTCTTTTTTCATAATGGTCGTCTCGTTAATCGTGGTGAATTCCACAGACGCCCGTGGGGGCGTTTCGCCTGAGTCTCGCAGGCTCATCAGTGTGGTTAGAAGTTGAAGTCGTGAAAGGCGTATGGCTCAGTCTGAAGCGTGAAGCGAACACCCTTATGCGTCCATTGGCTATTGCTACCTTTGCATCGTCGGATGCGGATGACCTCATTGTCTGGGTTGGATGTGTAGGTGACCTTTTGATTGTGCTGGTCTACTACGTGACCGAAGAAGCCGCCTGATACTTGCTTGCAATCGCCGATGTGGTGGTCGCTGTCAACACGTCGAATCTCAATCGTTTTGCGGGACACGACTCTGACGATCTCCCAAGCTCGTTTGTCTGAGTACATATGCTCAGTTGCGTGCGTGAAGTTTTTCTCCCGGCTGCTGACTTTCCAGCGTTTCTCGCACTGTACATGCAGTGCGTGGGCTTTAGCTTCTTCAGATTTGGATGGGTCGTCGATTATCGCGTCTAAAAACTTATCGAAGCTTTCGTCCTCTTCTATAGCGGCTTCGTGTGCCTCTCCGGGGCTGTAATAAATCTTGTTTTTTTCTTCCCAGACTCCGGGGTTTCTCCAGCTCTGGTTCTGAATTACATATTGCGCTTGTATATACATGGTCGTCTCCATTGACGTTTCGGCGATACTGCGCCTCATCAGGCCAACTGATAGTTGACTACGTCATACGACCATTAATGCAACGGCCTCTCAGGTAGTTGCGCTCATCCAGCTGGTCCGTGACGTAACCCAAATGCGTTTGCGCGATGGGGCGACTCTGAACGGGAGTACCGGCAGGTTTTATAGGAAACCTCGTAAACTATCACCGAATAATAATCGCGGTATTCGCGATTGTCAATACAATGTGACAAAAGTAACAAATGGTTGGAACTTAGTTCTTGCCAACCGTCAGGGCAAAACGCAGAATTCGTATAGGGTGGCGCTTTTGCTACCTGTTCCCTCAAGGTCTCTTTCCACATAGAGCATTGCCCGGTCCTCCCGGGCTTTTTTTTGGCTATTGGCATGAATGAATATCAGCAAAGACAATTGATTGATGAAAGCGCCGACAAGGCCGTGAAGAAAACTTTTGCGATTCTTGGGGTGGATATCGATGACCCGGGCGATGTTGAGGATTTTCGGAAAGATCTGAGATTCAGCAACCAAATGCGCTCTTTCATGGATAAGGGGCAGATTGCGTTCGTGTCAGGGATTGCCATCGCTATGGCGGCAGGTCTCTGGGCCGCGCTCACGGGAAGGTTCCTAGACTGATGGCCACCCCAGCCAAAGGAAAGGCAAAGGTAAAAATTACCTCGACCGGCAAGAAGGTCAGCTACGGTCAGGCAGGCAAAGCAAAGGATGGTGGTCCTCGAGTAAGGGCGGGAACGTCCAAGGGCGATGCGTACTGCGCCAGAAGTGCTGGTCAAATGAAAAAGAATCCGAAGGCAGCAGCGAACCCAAACTCGCCGCTCAGACTCAGTCGAAAGCGCTGGAAATGTTCCGGCACTAAGTCAAGGAAGTAGTAATGACGCCATGTAGCGGATGCAAGACAAAGGTTGCCTGCAAGAAGGCCGGTAAGTGCTTGAAAAAGCCGCTTCCGAAACGCGGAATGCGTGCCAAGAAATCACAAGCTCGCACTGGTAAGTAGCCGTGGGTGAGGTAATAGAATTTCCCGCGGATGAACTCGATGGAAGCGTAGAAAAGTACGTCTGCGTCGATTGTGGCGGTGAGAACTTCAAGTGGTATCACTCGTGTGAGGTCGAAGAGGTTTTCATC